CTTAGACTCTACTAAGGACTGTACATCTAGTAACAACCCCAGCCCCGCTGTCGCATGGAAGATTCGTTCAGAATGGTTGATCGGTAGTCCTTACCAATCTCCTATATTCTTCAACTCGAATTACCATATCCGCGATTAGCGGTAGGCCATAAAGGAATCGTCGTGCAGTCTCTTGACATTCCGCCTCTTAAGGTTACCCTTGAAAGAGACTTAGTACTGAATTCAACACGATTTTGAACTTTTCGTTGCCTATCTCACCACTCTGGTGGTTATGGTCATTTTGATTATCATACAAGATAACATATTTTTCCATATTCCATCGAGAGCGTGATAGGTCGAATATCCCAAACCGAAACAGTTTTGAGAAATTACGTTACCAAACCCCATAGTGGTCTTACCACCGTGGAAATAACTCCGCACCTAGAATACATTTGCTCGGATCAACGGCAAACATAATACAACGAGTCAAATATCTTTCGATACGATCGTTGTCGGTGAGAATTCTACTTTTATAAAATTTAGAAATATCCGAAAAAGAATTAAGAGGAGGACATGAAGGGCCAAGTGTAGCGAAAAGACGCGCATTCCAATGACGTTCGAAACCTTTGTTAGACATCGGTTTTAAACGAAATTGTTTCTGGATCTTGCGAAGAAATAATTCATCAGAAAATCCGTCTGCTCCATATCTCAAACGAATTGCTAAGCAAATACGTTCAAGCCAGGGATCATCCAGATCTTCAAATTCAAAATCTTGCTGAACATAAGATTCAGACACCCACCTCCAATTATTAAATACTTTTCGAAACTCCTGCGGGAGAGAGGGAAGCTTATAATCCTGAGGAAGACCATCGAATAGCGGTATTCGTTTAGAACGATATAAAGCTAATTTAGGATCTGCAACAAAAGATGCTGCCATCTTTCTTTGTTCCCGAGTAATTCTTAAAATTTTCGGACCATACTTACGCTCTAACCCGTAACCCCCCAGATGAACTGGAAGGTACCAATTAGGACGAAAAGTAGGATTCTTAAACTTTTTGAAGGCTTCAGGAATACAGGAATTTGCCCAAGGACATAACTTGACCATCTTTGAAAGTTCTTTACCGATTTGAGTAGGCAACGCTCGAGAATCACCTGTTTTTACATTAGTTCCTTTAACTAATCTTAAATTCAGATAACCAATACGTTCCATGCCTCCCTGTTTCCGGATGAATAATTGTGAATTTATCATACAGAAACTTTCGG